ATCTTCATGTGTCCAATTGTTAGTAGTAGCAGTAAGGAGTTCAAACTTCTCAGCAACTGCAGGTTCGTGCAGAAACGCTGAGAAGTCATCTAATCCTAATGTTTCATTTAAGTATGAATATGCAGTAGCATGAATTGTTTCTTGTGAACCAAACATCATCGCCATCTGTCTTATCTCGTGTTTAGGAAACCAATCAGTAACCATATTAGTCCAATAATCGGAAACTGCACATTCAGTTTGAGCAAAACCAAGTAAGATATTCCCCACTAAGTTTTTCTCAGCAGCTGTTAATCGTTCATTCCAATCTTTAACATCCCCTTGCATTGGGATTTCAGTATGTAACCAAAATGCTTGGGCCTGTTTCAACCAACCTTCTGTATAGTAGATTGGATATTCAAATGGTTTAAACGGAATTCTTTCTGTGAATAATTTGCTCATAGTAACTTATTATTTTGATTCTTCTACTGAAGCTTTTCTATAATCTGTTACTAGTTTCTTAACTTCACCAATTGCTTTTCTTGCTCTTGATTTAGCTGCTTTTGAACCACCATTGTGTTCTGTTTCAAATTGAACGAATAAATCTTTAATCTGTTCAAATAGTTCTTGTGAATTTGCCATAAAATATTTAATTATTAATTGTTTTGAAGTGACCAATCATTTGGTCGTGTTTATAATTATAGTATATATTGAAAAACGAAATGATTTTTTTCATAATTTTTTTATCTTTTTCATTTTGTTATACTAAGTTATTCTTTTTTAATGTGTGTTATAATTTTTTGATACACTTATCTAGTATATTTTTATTAGGTGTAGAATTAATATCAATCCCAAATTTGCCTGTATAATCACAAGCTAATTCACTCCATGTAGATAATGATGTTTTAAATAATTCTCTAGTATTAGATAAACAATACAGGTCTAAAAAGTTCTTTGTATGTAATTCTAATGGAATTTCCCAACTAGATAATAAATCATAAAATTGATTTTTAAAAATCAAATTATCAGGATATCTATCAATCCATCTTTGAAAATCATTATCGTGTAAATCATGAGAAATATAAAATTTTTGATTTGGACTTTTTTCTAATATCAAATCTATCTTTTCAAAATAAACTTCATCTTTAATAAAATCAAATTGATAAAATTTCCAAGCTGGCATATCTTTTACTTTTAATCTAATATACTCAGAAAGTATATCATGATTCCAACCTTCAAATAAATTTAAATCAATTGAATTTCCATTATTTATTTTTACACCTCTACCTCTTCTAATATGAATACCAATACTGTTCTTAACAATATCTCTTATATCTTTATTTATATCCTTATGCTTAAACTGTAAGTTATTAATAAATCTTTTTGTATAGTTTGATGAGAAATCAGAAATTTGTCTTTGTGTAAAATCTGTATAATAATTCTTATCTTCTAATTTTAACTTACCATTTACAATATCTTGAACCATTTCATCAGTAATTGGTAAGTATTCATCAAAGTTAATTGTATCTGTTCTTAATACTGTTGTATTTTCTAATTCAAAACAGTTATTGGTTTCAGGATTTTGTTGAATATCAATAATAACTTCAAATTTATCATCATGTATATGATTTATAATTTTTAGTAATTCCCAACACAATAAACGATTACATAATCCTGTATCATTTAATTGGTCTTCTCCATAGATTTCATCCAATGGTCTATAAATTCCTCTATTATTTAAATCTGCTACAACTAATTTCATCTATCCCATATTCTCTACATACTTTTTATGTAGAAGTTTTTTTGTTTCTAATTGTCCACTAGCCGATTGTTTTGTTGCAATCACACCATCTGGTGATGTTCCTTCATATACTTCAATGTAACCTGTATTGGTATTCATCTTACAAGGAAATGTTATTCCATCTGGTCCGAATCTGTTTTTCATAATGTGAGCTCTTGCAGTATCATTAAGTTTATCTTTTGATTTTCTACTCCAACTCATAATGAAATCGGCGTTCATTACTTTTGCATAAGAATCTGCAATCTTATCTGCCTCAATAACTTCGGAATCAATTGCTGAACGGTTGGTCTGAGATGCAGTCCAAATTGGTATTTCCAATTCACCACTCATTCCACGAAGGTCAATATAAACCCCTCCTTGTTCCGCATAAGTAGAGTCTGACTTATTCGAATGGGAGAGTAGAAGGTCGGCATAATCTACAATGATAACATCGGGTTTGTTATCTAACGTAACCATTTTCTCAATATGTTGCTGTAACTTTTTTACTGTAACACCCTTTGGAGGAAAATATTTTATCAATAATTTCCCATTAAGATTTGTAATTTTTGCTTTAACTTCTTCTTTCTTTTCCTTCAATTCTGTGGAAGGTATTTGTGTAAACACAGTATCATATCTAGCACCAACGTAGTGCTCTGATAATTCCATTGTGTAATGTACTACACTCAAACCTTTCCGAACAGCTTCTGCACCGATTGCGGTGAGAATCCATGTTTTTCCTACACCCGAAGGTGCTACAACTACTCCAAGTTCACCAGGTCCTAATCCACCATCCATCAGTGCATTAATTGGCTCCCATTTAGTTGGAACTGTTGTTCTATTTATTTCCTCGGCTCTTAAATCAAAATCTTCGATATAATTTAATCCTAAATTGGTTTCAGTACCAACTTTCATAGCCGAATCTACTAATTCTTTTATTCTATCATACGAACCAGCTTGTAACAAATCAACTGATTGTAAGATTACTCCTTTTAAATTTTGATTAATACAAAAGCTTTTGAATTCATCTTTTATATAATCTAAATCTACATTACCAACATTTGTAAAAACGTGTCTTAGTTGTTCTACTGTTGTTTTCTTTAATATTTCATTATCAACCTTTGATAGTTGAGCTTTGAATACATCTAATGTTGGTGGTTTTTTATACTCCGAATGATAATTTAGTATTTCAGATACAATCCATTTATTTGCATCGTTCTCAAAGAACTTTGCAGTTGTTATTTCACTAATTGTATCAAGAAATTTACCATCAGTCAATAATGCGGATAATACCTTCGATTGAAATGATTGTCCGAATTTTGATAATGTATCTATTTGTTCTGCCATTGACTCTTTTTAAAACTTATACAAATATACGAAATTTATTTTTAATATCCTAATTATTCTGTTATTAAATTACCAAAAGTGGTTTTTAACCAATCATTGATATCTCCAAAGTTTCCGATTACTTTGTATTTTAGTAGAATTTTCATAAAATCCATTTTATTTAGTGGAGTGATTGGCTCGTTAAACCTATCTAAAGTTTTCATCTTTATAGTACCACTAATATCAACATCATGTAGTTGCATCAAATCTTCATTAAGTAAGATTTGTCTTTTGGATTTTAAAATATCATTGTATATTTTTATTTTTCCTTTTGTTTCCTCTGATTTTTTCTCAGCAAGTTCTAATAAATCATTTACTGATAATTTCTTATCTTCTGTTATTTCAGGAAATCTTTTTACTACGGTCTTAATCCCACACCCATAAACACCAGGTATGTTATCGGATTTATCACCATCTAATACTCTATACAATAAAAGATTCTTGGATTCGATACCATATTCTTCTTTTACCATTTTGGTATTATACATTTTCTTTTTGGTAGGTGACCAAACGATAGTTGTATCATCAATCAGTTGAAGGAAATCCTTATCTGTTGACATTACTACCGCTTGTTCATCTTCCTTGAGAATTTTAGTGGATATATAAGCCATGATATCATCGGCTTCAACACCATCGTATATCATAGTTGTAAGAGGTAACCCATCTAACATTTCGTTTAACCAAACGTATTGTCTTTTCATAGATTCTCTTTCATCCTCATCATTCATCATACCTTTATATGCACGATTTACTCTGAGTTTGTTAGAATCTCTTTGAGCTTTATATCCACTAAATTTCTTCTTTCTTTGTGTAGAACCACCTTTCCCATCGAACACTACAACAACACGAGTTGGTTGAGTTTGTCTAATTGCATATCCAATCGATTTGAGAACACCAGTTGCACCACCAACATGGTCACCATCTTCATTCATTGTAGGAATGGATGACCAACATCTGATAAATGTATTTAACCCATCAATAATTAAAACACGAGAATTCTTGTGTCTATTGATATTCGTTTCTCTATCGGTTTCAACCGAATCTAAAATGTTTTTGTAGAGTTCTTTCATTATATAACTTCTTTTGTTGGAGGAAAGTATTTTTCTAATGCTTCTATTCTATCATCAGCATCTACTAACTTAATCAGAGCTTCCTCTGCATTTTTGTAGAAATCTTCAGTAGAATGGTCACCAATTCCAACTGCCTTATTTTCCAATAAGTCAAGAGATAAAAGTGCTTTAGCTTTATCAGCTTCAGCACTTAATCTCAACATTGTAACTAATTTACTCATATTGATTTTTGTTTTTACTCGTTAATTCCAGGTCCTTTCGTATCTATTTCCATAGCATCAATATCTAAAGTATCAGATTTATATTGTAAGATTGTTTCTTCACATATCTTTTTATAAATTTGTTCTCTGAGTTCAGTATTCTCATCCATCAAAGGAATAAAATCTTTTGATTGAAATTTGAATTCTTCACCAGTTTCAGTATCAACGTATGCATACCATGCACCTGCTTGTTTTACTAGTTTGTTTTCTTTCATAACAGATAACCATGAACCATAGTTATCAATCCCTCTGTCAAAGTAGATTTCAAAATCGGCTGCTCTCAAAGGAGGTCCCATTCTGTTTTTTACTACTTGACAACGAACTTTCATTCCCACTGTCTTATCCTTACCATTTACCTTCATCTTGATTTGTCCCATATTCTTCAACCTTAATCTTACAGATGCGTGAAAAGCAAGAGCTTTACCACCACTTGTAGTCCAAGGGTCTCCGAACATAGCATTCATCTTCTGTCTTAATTGGTTAGTGAATACTAATGAGATTTTCTGTCTACCAATCATATTGGTAATCTTTCTCATCGCCTTCGAGATAATAATAGCTTTATCAGTAGCATATCCATCTTTCTTATAATCGGATGCTAATTCATTAGTTGTAGAAGCAGCCGCAACTGAATCTACTACTATTGTTACTATTTTATCTTTGGAAGTTTCTCTAACTTTCTCAATGATAGTTTCTGTGAAATCAAAGATTTGTTCAACCGAATCTGCGGTTACATAAAGAAGTTTAGAAACGTCAACACCGATTGCTTCTAAAAATTCTCTACTTACTGCAGTTTCTGTATCAATAAGAACAGCAACACCACCTTGTTTCTGTGTTTCCGCAAGGAGGTGTGCTGATACTAATGATTTTCCTGATTGTTCTAATCCTGTGATTTCAGTTATTCTACCAACAGGCAAACCACCATAAGGACGATTGGAAACAGCTACATCCAACATTGCACATCCGGTTGATATCCACCCATCTACATTTGTAGGAGCTTCATCATCATTAAGAAAAAATGCTACTTTGGAATCTTTCGATTGTTTGTTCAACTCACCTGCTAGAATATCAGCCAGGTCAAGCTCTTTTACTGCTTTCTTTTTCGCCATTAAATTGGTTTTTAGTTGTTAAATAAGTCATCAAATGCCGCAGCTACATCATCAGTTTTCTTTACTGATTCAGTTGTAGTTGGTGCAGTTTGTGTTGGTTGAGATGGAGTACTTTGAGATAAAGTACTTTGAGATACAGTTTCCTTCTCACCCTCACCACTTGGATTTAACCATCCTTCTAATACTGATTTTAATTCATCATAAGATAATTCAGAATATAAATCTGTAATTTCAGTTTGTGATTCCAAGAATTGAGTTACTTTCGCCTCATCTTCAGTTACTGCAGATGCATTTGGTTTAACTCTAATAGTAGTAGTTGGATAAGTAGTTCCAGCTTCTTCTGCTGATTTGTACTCGATTGTTAAATCTCTACCACTAGTTGGGTCTGTGATATCTCCGTAATCTGGGTCAGCAATGTATCCAAGAATTTCTTGATATACTGTTTTACCGAATCCCCAAAAACGAACTCCTTCACCTTCTTCACCTCTCACAACAACAGGTACAAAAGTACGAAGTTTTGGCTCCATAGCTTTCGCTGCTTTCCAATCTTCTTTATCTCCCATTCTTTTTAGTTTATCTGCAAACTCTACAATAGGGTCTGGTCTACCAAATGATTGTGGTGATAAATAAGTTTTGTTGTTAATGTTGTAGTGAAAGTACAGTTCAATAAATGGATTATCCTTTTCGAATTGATAAGGAACTATTCTCACTTGGTGTTTACCAGGTGTTGGTTTCCATAATGAATCTGATTTACGTTGTGTGTTTTGTAGTTTGTTCAGTCTACCTCTGATTGCGTTAATGTCTAAAGCCATGATTTTTACCTTTTAGTGTTAATTATTAATTGTTTAAGTTTAAAGTTTTGAGTGCTAAACTAGTAACACTCGGTGTATATATAAATATAAAGAAACCTCAAAAAACACCGAATTTTTTTGGTTACTTATTAACAATTTACTTAGCCCATTTATCTCTTTGTACAAGTTGTGAGATTATACCATAAACAGATAAATCTTCGTAAGTATCTTGAATATTTTCTCCTACTTCATCAGGTTGTCCTTTAACAACTAATTGAAGTAATCTTTGAATTTTATCATTTTTTCTGAACCATAAACCTGTTAAAGCAACTTTCTTATCATCATCAGTTTCCAATTGAGAACCAACTGAAATATTACCCGGTCCATAGTTTCTTTGTTTCTTACAAAATGTTACATACATTTCATCTAAGATTTTTTTGAACTCATCACAAGTTTGTGGGTAAGTTCTTTCACAGAATTCTACTGCATTTTCAGTAGGTTGTGTAGTTTGTTCTATCATACTTTTCTAATTTGTTATACAAATATACGAAATTATTTTCATATATCCAAATCTTTTTTAATTTTATTTTAATTCATCTTGTTTAGGAGACCCATGTCTATCGTAATAATGTGGGTAATTTTCTTCTCTATTTTTTCTAGCTCCGTAAAATATATTCCAAATTGTAAAAAATACATATACTGAAAATATACATCCACCTACTATAAACATTGCTATATTCATAATATTCGTCTTTGTCTAATTGCTATGGCGAATAGTAAAATAGTTCCTGCCCAATGTGCCGAGTATTGAGCTTCTTCGGTGTATCCGAATAATCCTAATCCAATTGAATAACACATACAAATGAATGCTATAATAACTGGATACCATGTGTTTAAAAATTTCTTCATAATATAATTTTTTATTAATATGCTTGTTTAATTGTGTAATTGAAAAGTGCTCCACAATCATCATCTTCATCTACAAGATTTTCTGTAACTTCAAAATAGTCTGGTAGTATTTCTTGCAATCCTTCGAAATCTACTTTTTGCCAATACCCAAACCTAAGTGTTAAGCTTTCTCTATCATATCCGATTTCAAAATCAGATGAACCATACCATTCTCTTATTTCTTTAAATTTTTTATATCCTATTCTCATACCTCGTATTCTCTATCTTTAATATCAATTTCCTTCATTAACAAGTCATATGATAACTCGGTTGGGTTATGGAATATAACCTCGTGGTCAATATA